ACCTCGGAGTATGCCTTGTAGGCGTTATCCGTCTTCTGCCAGCGAGGATCATTCCTCACCATACGCTCAAACTCATACAACGGAACCACACTCGGGCGACCATCAGGACCGACACCCTGCAAACCCATCTGCAAAAGAGAATCATTCATGTCAATGCTGCCGTCATCAATCTCCAGCAAAGCAGCCATCTTCTCCTTGTACGGTGCGGCGATATCCGAAATGTCGTAACCTGAATCAATCCGGTCAGCCCAAGCCGGGTACGCACCAGCAAGATACATGCGGCGAAGATCCTCTTTAACATTATCCACGGTCTGCTCGCCACGAGCAATAGACGAAACATACCTGGCAATCGACTGACCAGTAAGGGTCAAGCCGTTTGCGCGTGACCATTGAACAATGTCCCGCTCCGCCTCGGCAGCCCTACCGACAAGGTTCTCGCTGGCGGCAATTGCCTGCTCCAGGTACGGTGTTATCCGTGCCTGAATCTCATCCTCACCCAATTGGTCAAGACGCGCGGCTAAAGCAATGTCGCTAATGGCCTGATCGGACAGGGTTATGCCGTACTGCAAGCCAAGGTTCTTGACGTAGTTCCTCTTCAACTCCAGGCTACGGTTAAAATCCTCACGCAAACGGGGATCGGCCTGCTGCATTCGAGCAAGTTCTTGATCAGAATTAAACCGCTCAAACCATTCGATACCCTGCTTGATGTCCGCCATTTCGTAAGCAGTCGGGGTGCGACCCTTATTCTTGTCCATGTACTGGCGGACCCGGCGAATCCACTCCTGCAGCGAAGGATCAGAGTTGATAAGATCCATGGCAAAGCCAAGTTCAAACATGTACTCTTCGGGAGTGAGAGTGGTTTCTTCCTTCTTCTTGCCACCCTTCTTGTCACCCTTAGCCACGGATTACCTCCTGACCAGCCTTAATGTCCTCTAGCAAAAGATCCATAATCGTCGTGTCGATCTGGAACTTCTGGTAGTCGGGGTTCTGGGCAAGAACCTGGCGAAGCATCTCTTCCTTGCTGGGCTGAGTCTCGGTAACAGTCTCGCGCCTAGCCTTACCGACAGGGGTAGTTGTGGTGACCTGAGGATTCTCTTCCTCAATCTGGCGGTACTCACTCAGGTAACGTTCTGTTTCCTTCTTGGTAAGTGCACGCCCAAGAGTCTCACGGGCAAACTTGTCAAGGATCGCCTCAGCGGTTGTTGGGTCTGTTATTGTGGTGGTGACTGTTGTCACCGGTCCACGGTAAGCGCCACCGTCACCTTGTGGTTTTGCTGTTGAAGAGTACCAGTCAAACCAGTCATCAAAACCAAGATTGCCGCCCTCGGCTGAGTAGGCTTGATAAACCTTTACGGCATAACCAAGTGCGTTGGCGGCAGTAACTGGCTGGTCCGCGTAGGATTTATCCATAAATCCACCGGAGATAAGTTTTCCAACGTAGTCATCATACTGTGGGTTGCGTGCCCCACCCCATGACATTACCTTGTTTTTCATTTGGTCAAGGGTCAAATACTGCCTACTGTCAGCAAGTTGACTACCAAGGTATCCTTTAGATCCACCAACCCAGACCACGGGATTCTCGCTATCAACCTTGTTCTTTGAAACTTGGTCGATCTGCGTAAAAGCGCCATTAACAATATCACTAGGCCCAGGCATCAAATCTTCCTAAAGTCGTCACGGTAAAGATACTGGTCATAGAAATCAGCAAAACCGATATCCTGTTTCCTCAACTTCCAAGCGGCCTCGTACCCGATAAGGCGAATCTGCTCCCGCTCTTCATCGTTCTCTGCGTTAGCCAGTGCGTCAGCGACACGTTCACGAACAACCAAGTAATCAGACAAAGCCGCGACAGTGGTATCCTCGTCAACAAGTTCGGCGTTTTGCACAATCAACCTAGCACCTTGGATGAATGCTGGGAGTTTGTCCATGTACAGGCGGCGCTCCTCGCCCCAGGCTGGGTAGCGTTCCTCCAGTTTCATGGCCGCTTCATCAATAGCCTTGCGCAAATCTTCCGCCTCTTTGACCTGCAGGCTACTGTAACCCAACTGCTCAGCCTTGTCCTCGGCGTAATCCTTCACCCGCCAGAACTCAGTCCAACCATCCTTGATCTGATTATTGCGGATAATCTCGTCGGGTTTCATCATGCGACGCACACGAGCATCATTCGGCCCGATGGTCATACTGCCGAACTCGCCATACACAGCGCGAGAGAACGGATCTTCAAACGAACCCATGTTGCCGAACATGCCAACAAGTTCAGGATCAATAGCGTACAGGTTGTTAACCAGATCCTTGTTCTTGTAGATACGCTGCCACGTCATAAGGTTAGGCTGCAACTTAGTTTCCGTGTATGACCCGCTCCTAGTGATAGCCATGAGTGCATCACCAAACTCAGGAAACTCTTCGTTGAATGCCTTGATCTTGTCTTGATACGACAATGCCTGGTTGTCAATCAACTGGTTCCATTTGTCGCGTTGAACCTGGAACTTGGACGCAATACTGGACTGGAACGGCATGACCACAGCGGACACCAACTGCCAGCGCCAAAAGGCATCAGCCTTCTGCTTGACACGTTCCGCGTCCTTCTCGGTAAACGGACGACCCTCGATCTGTGCGTTAATGTACTCGTCCTCAATGATCTGATTCCAATTGTACAAGAACGCCTGGTCGCTAGAATCGCCAGACCACATTTGCTTCAAGCGGCGACCCCACGTTGGCAGGATCGCATCCACAAGATCAGCGTTAGGGTTACCGCTAGGAACCAGTTGCATGAAGACCTCTTCGCCAACGGTGTTGCGAAGAATCTCAGCATCCTCCGGCTTGCCACGAAGAACATACGCGAGGGGCAAACTAATCGCAGGACCAGCACCGGGGAACCACCACTGACCGCCCTGGAAGATAATGTTCAAACCATGTTGACGTGAACGCAAACTCTCGCCAGCAGTGAACGGCCCGAACTTTTTCAACAAAGCGTTTGCTACAGGCTCCGGCCACTGAATGAAATGGTTCTCGTCAATGAGGAAGTTTGAACGGTCAACCTTGTTGCCATCCTCGTCAACAACCCAACCAAGGTTATTGGGAATATTCCACAGCAGGTTGCCTTCACCGATAACTGCCGGGTTGTTCCATGCGATACGGCCCCAGGTTCGGAGACTGTTCTCAAAAGCCGGGAAGAACGGTGAAATGTAGCGCAGCATGACAGCGGCGTTAGACAGTTCCTCAATTGTGTACATTGTCTGCGTTGTAGCCTTCAACGCAAAGTCATGCGAACTGCGATTGATTCTGTTTTTGACAATGTTGCTAGACATGTCTGCGCCTTGTTCTGCAGCAAGACGCCACAGTTGTGCCTGACGGTCCATGTACACGCGATTGTAGAACGGGTGACGCAACAGTTTGGTTTCGGGGAATGAGCCGATACCACGCATAATCTTGTCACTTAAAGTATCAAGTCCACGCTTACCACGAACGACAAGGTTTGTTGGCGCGTCGTCACTAATACGGCCATAGATTATTGGTAGTTCCTTGCCGCGAAACGCGGCAGCAACTTCTCCCGGCGTTAATTCGTGATCAAGTGCCATTGCTCGGATGTTTGTGTCCGCTGGCATCTCGTAATCAAGACGTGTCCTAAGTTCATCAACGTAAGCGTTGATTTCTTCTCTCGTGTTAAGGGGACGACCCTTCAAGGACATGGCTTGCCTGTAGGATTTTCCGGCATCTGAATCTAGCCACTGCGCAATGTATCCGTTGGACTGGCCTTCAAGTACCATTCGACCTGTAGGATCATCCCGGTACCTGTTGTTAAATCTAAGAGCCGCCTCATCAAAGTAGCGAGGCATTTGCTTTCGGCTAATTTTTCTTGGGTCAATCTCAACAAAATCAGGCGAGTTGCCGTAAGCATTGATTCTGCTATTGAACGCAAGATCAATCGACATGTAGGTTGTGCGATCAGCCGAAGAGTTAACGGCAGCCATCGCTCCTTCGCTACCCTGGAATGCTCCCTGCAAACGCTGCCCACCGACAATATTTTCGGAGTAACCACCACGCTTACGGCGAGCATTCTTCTCTCGCGCGACAGAAGTTAAAGATTCAAGTTTACCGCCGATGTCGTCAATTTCATTCTGGATACCACGAATGGTTCCACGAATTTCATTTAACTCATTCAGCATGGGTTCGTAAAAATTATTACGAATCTGAATTGACTTTTGAATAAGTCTTTGACGCTTTTTATTAAGATCCGCTATCTTTTTTTGCTGATCTTTTGTCAACGGTTTTGCTGGAACCTGAGCCCCACCAGCGGCGCGTCCGCGAATCTTTTGCGCCTCTTTGTAAAGTTCATCCGCTTGGCGTCTAAGTTGCATCATTTCGTCGTAACGAGAAACTTGCAAAGCCTCATCAAGGGTTCTACGAGCATCCATAAGATTCTCGTACGATGTCATCAGCGCACGCTCTTGAATCTTGGACTTTTTCAGCGCACGCCTAGCGCCAATATAGTTATAAGCATTTCCTGGCACGCGACCGAAGGCAGCCGGATTTGCTGCGATTAGGCCAAGCACGGCAAACGAGCGAAGCGCACCTTCAACAATATTACGCTGAGTGTAGCCAAGGCGAAGAAGGACAGAAAGTTTCCAGTACTTGTTCAGTTCGTCACCAATAGTGGTGGCATCTTCCCACGTCTTCAACCAACTAGCATTACCGCCAATGACGCGATTAAAAACCTTCGTATCAAGCATCGCATACGCTGGATCAATTTCCGCGTAGAAACCTGGGACCTTTACCGGTTCTCCGGTTTCTGGATCTTTGGCAAATTTAGTTTCGCTTTTCTTGACAGTATCCATCAGGGCTGCACGCTTTGCCGCGTAACTGTTATAAGCGCTTTGTGCCGCAGCCTCCGATACCCCATGTTTTGCTGCAATAAGGCGAGCAGCCTCAGCCTCAGACTCCCTTAGGATCGCACTACGCTGGTCGGGTGTACGTGCGGCAGCAAAGCGATTAAGATAATTAGATGCCTGAGCCGAGTCAATGGGTGACTTGCGAAGCCAAGAAGTGTAGTCACGAAGCACCATGTTCGCGTTGGTGCCGTTCTTAATCTGGATCACACCAGTCGGCGTGCCTTGACCAAGCCAACGAACAACACGTAACGGCATCGAGCCAGAAACGCCAGAAATAAAATCATAAACATAGTGGCCCTCTTCCGCAGTTGATACCGTGGAAGATGACTTTTTGAATGCGTTGTTCTCAAACTGTGTGCGTGCTTTGCCTGTCTTCCAGGCGTTCTTGGCGCGAACAGTGCGAGGTCCGAACCTTGAACCGCCACGAGAAATCATTTGACCCGCAGCAATCTCTGACGGATCGATGTCCTTTATGTCTCTAAACTCCGGCAGTAGATCCGGTCTTTCGGCAAGACGCTGAATGTTAATATCGTCTTGAATACGAATTTGATCATCGGTAAGTTCTGATGCTCCAAGCGCCCTGCGCGTCCTGTCGCCAACAGGGGCAAACACGTTAACACCAAAAGCCTCAGCAGTACGCACATACATGTCTGGATCGTGCTGCCTAAGGGCAGCCCACGCCTCGCTAGAACCACCCATGGCGCCAGCAACAAGTGCCGCACCAACCGGGTCATCGACAGTTGTTTCTCCAAGAAGTGCGCGAGTCTCGCGCTGGTTAGCGGACGATTTCACCCACGTATGTTCTACAAGATCGTCTGCCTTGCCCTCCATAGCGGCAATCAGATACTCGCCCTGCGAGGTCAAACGCCCACTGTTACGTGCACCCTCGACGCCAAGTTCCTGAATCAGTTCGCCCTGTTGACGAACCTCGTTACTCCAACGCTGGACTTGATTAGTTGTTCGGAGAGCCTGATTGGTGACTCCACCAAACTCACCAGCCTTGGTTCCAAGTCGAATAATATTTGTGGCCTTGCCGCCAATGATCGTTGGGTCTGCCGCAACAAGCCAAATGGCGTCAGCAAAACCGGAAGTGACCTGGCCCATCCCGCCAGATTCGAAAGCCTTAGCACGATCTTCCTCGTCAAGAATATCAAACTGTGTGGAATACAGAATGTTGTCTGGGTCTTGGCTCTTGCCTACCGCCGTGGCGACAGAAAATGGAAGTTGCAAAGTTGCGGCGTTAATCAGCCAGCCACCAATACCGCGACTATTGTTAATCGCCGCATTCGCAGTAGCAACCTGACCAAGACTAATGTCCTGTGACTGATCCCAAGTCAAAGTATCAATGCCACCGGGGAACGCGGAAAACAGTGCTGCACCCAAGTGGTTCATCTGCTCGCTGCCCCAGTTCACAGCGTTAAGCACACTCTCCGCTGCAGACAGCGGGACACCCAGGATCTTACCGACGGTCTCCTCGTACAAGGGAACTTCGCCAAGCCAGCCCGACGTGCCACGGATCATTCCGCCCATGTCATCTGGCGTAATGTTGTCCATGATATTCATGAATTCGCCGATGATAGAGTTATCCCGAACGTTCTGCGGGATCTGCTCCTCTAACTCGGGAACATCGGGACGGCCAGTTACGGGCGCGGTAACATCAAAGTTTTCCGGCTCCGCTAAAGGATTAACCTCCTCTGGCGGTACCGCAAGTGCTGGTGTCGCTACACCGCCCCAGTCGAGCGGTCTAGTATTATTCCAAGACTTCGGTGGCTTCTTATCCTTAGGAGCCACTACATTCCTTCTCTTGGCATGATCAGCATGTCAACAAAGTCGTCGCGTTCCGCGTCGTTAGCCCAGTTAACATTCGCCAAACCCCAAACGAGTCCGACGTTAACCGTGCCAATTTTGTTGACAATAGCGTCCACATTGTCCACAAAGCGAGGCATTACGCTCCTTGCATGTTCCGCAAATGCCGCACGAAACGCTTAAACCCATCCGGTGCGTCAGGGCCCTCAGCCATGACCATCATGTCCGGTAAGTATTTTGATAGCATTTGTGCGTCAGTTGCGCGAAGCGAAGCCATGGTTGGGTTAGTTGGTGGTCCATCGCCTGGACCAAACGGTGCACCGGAAGTAACCGGCTCATCCGGTCGCTGTGTTGGCGAGAACAGCGGAACAGCGCCGCCATCACCACGACCCGGCTTCGGGCGCGGTGCACGGGCAGTCGTCTGACCAGCAGCCGACATCGGTGCTTGACCTTGCAGCGTGTTAAACTCCGCATTCTCACCATACGGCATACCAGTCATGGTTGCCTGAGTCTGCTGAGGGCCACCATCCGTGCGACGCGACAAACGACCAGGACCAGAAACAGGAGCCGGGTTACGGGGCGTACGCATACCACCCTGACCGTTAGCCATTATCCTCATCCTCCACATAGACGATACGTGGGTCCACAAGTTCCTTCTCGGGAACCGGACCGAACTCGTCCTCATCTTCTTCGTCGTCGCCAAACACGCCATACTGCGAGAGAGTCATCATCGACTGATCCAACAGTTTACTCATGCGCGTGATCATGTCGTCCGCAACATCAGGCGACCAAGATACGCCCTGTGCCACGATAGCCAAATGCAGGTCAAGGTAGGCAACATGCACACTCATATCCCTCGCTGGAATCTTCATCATGCTGCCCCTGTCCCTAAACTACTTGCTGCCCTTGGTTCCCTTGGTGTGAACACCCTGCTTGATCATGTCCGCGTTGGACGACTTGCTGCCTGCCGCACCCTTAATTGGGGCGGAAACGTGCGGCTTACCGTGCGATCCCTTATTGGGCTGCGCCATTACTGCTCCTCTACCATCGTTCGCGGTCAGCCCAATAGGCTGCCGACATTTTACCTTCAGCGATATTCTTACCGTGCCGTGATTTAAAATTCTTGCGCTTCTGCTTCATTTCGTTCGTTTCGTCAGCCTTTGGCTTACCGGCAGTCTTAGCGCCTTGCTGACCGAACCTAATGGTTTTAATCTTGTCGCCTTCTTTGGCAACGACTATTCCCCACTTTGTTGGATGGTTTGGGGTGCGCTTCGGCTTGTTGTAACCGGACACACCGGCACGCTTCAAACGCGGGTCAGGCTTACTTGCCATTGTGCGGCCTCTTCTTGTGGTACTTCTCGCTAGCCTTAACAGCGGCCTTCTTCGTCTTCACCCCGGCCTGCTTGGTCAGATTAATCCGACCACCCTTACCCTTAGGATGCTCAACAACATAATCACCGGACTTGTTCTTCTTGAACGTGTGCTTCACACCGGTGATTTTCTTACTTGCCACGAGCCGCCCTCATGTTATCCACAAGATTCGGGTACTTGCGTCCAGCCTTCTTCGCTGCAGCCTTCGCCTTAGCCTTCTGGGCCGAAGACAACGGGGTAGACTTCTTCTTCGGGTTCGGCTTCTCCCACACGGGCTTCTTACTTGCCACGCTTCTTGCCCTTCTTCTTAGCCATACCGGCCTCAGACATGGCGATAGCGACAGCCTGCTTGCGGGACTTCACCACGGGGCCCTTCTTGCCGGAATGCAAGGTGCCCTCTTTGAACTCGCGCATAACCTTGCGCACCTTTGCCTGCTTCTTAGCGGCCACGAGCCTTACCCTTACCCTTACCGTTGCCCTTGCCTTTACCGGAAGCGCCGCTTCCCATGATCTTGGCAAGATGCTTCTCGTAATCCTTGGTACTCATAAACGGCTTATCGTTCTTGTTACCGGGCTTCGGCTTACCGTTTGACATTTTACCCGGCATTACTTCTTACCCTTCGGCTTAACATACTTAACCCAACGCTGCTTACCAGACTTATCCGTAGCAATCTGTGCAGGTTCACCACGCTTTGGCCTGTTCGGGGTTTTCTGCTCCGGCTTTACAAACTTAGACGCACCCATTTTTACAGTTGAACCAACACGAGTAACCTTTTGGCTAGCCTTCGGTCCTTCAAGCCTGGGAGAAGAGGTCTTAGCCGCCGTTGGCTTCGGCTTTGATTCCATGGGCTTACTCACTACACTCGCCTTGCGTCCATTAGCACCAGCAGTACGGGCAGCGGCAACCGGAACCCAACGCTTACCATCCCACTTGTTGTACTTGTTACCGGCGCGGCCAATGCGGACTTCACCGATCTTGGGGGGATTCTTTTTAGCCATTACTGTCCCTTCGACGGCTTGGCGAGCGGAGACACGTCAGTCTTCACGTTCGGCATCTTCGTAGAATCCTCAGGGTGCACACCATCGCCACCCATCTTGCCGGACGGGTCCATCCAGCAACCGCAACTCATGCACATAATATTTCCTTAAATGGGTAGGCGACGAGAAATACCCGCCGACAATTGAGGTTGACCACCAGCACCAAGCGAAGCCATAAGCATCTGCAAATCAGGACGCCCACCAGCAGCCATACCAGCCTGACCAGCAGCCACCCCACGCATCAAACCACTAGACGACAATCCCTCTAGGTTTTCACCTGGACCACCGGGGGGAGCCTCACCAGGGGCACCGACCATCCCTGCGGCTTCCTCACCTGGGGACTCAACCCCCGGCGGTACAGGCATCTCCTCAGGCATAAACGCCTCAGACACAACCTCTTCAATAGGTTTGCCCTTTTGACGGCCAAGGATAATTGCGGACAGGCGTGACAGAATCTCGCCGGGATCTTGACCCGCTTGTGCAAGAACCGGGATCGCCTGAGCGTACCCCGCTACTGCCTGCTTTAGCGCGTCCCGCATCTCTTCGATATCGACGCGCTGCTCCTCCTCGGATGCGTTCAAGGCGAATGGCATTTGTCGCCTGAGAAAGTCGCGTGAAATCAGGCGGTCACCGCGAGCCTGCAAACCAAACACCAGTGCACGGTTCGGGTCCAAACCAGCCATGAGGCCATACTGGACATCAACCGTGTGGTCGCCCTTGATATCAGTATCTGGGCGGTAACGGATCTCGTACGGTGTGCCGTCGGCGTTTCCACGCAACGTCTTTGTTTCGGTACCGAAAAGCGCCTCGTCAACAAGGAAAGCCTTACGGACCAAGTTCTGGAGGGTCTTAGCGAACATCGCTTGACCCGTGCGGATCTGGGTATCGAACCCTGACATGAGGGACTGTACGCCACGGCCCGTAACAATACTGCCCTCAACCTCGCCAGTGCGGGCGTTCGGGTAGCGTGACCCCTGACGCAACTCCTGGTCGAGAATACCCTGCTGGGCGAACGCCGCCTGCGGAACCTCAATCGGCACGCGACGGACACGCTCACCATTAGCGGTACGTATAACACTGTCCGGTCCCAGGGAAAGTTCCTGAGCGTCGGGCGGTAGCACGATGGGTGCCTGCACCGACTTAGTGGCTGCCTCCAGGGACAGGAGGGCGAAACGTGCCTTAGCAACCTGCACCGCGAGAACATCATCGAACTGCCCGTGAGACTCAGTGTCAACACCGGGCCGCTGGGTCCACTCGATCAGGCATTCACCGATGGGGTTCTTGACAGACTCTAGGACGATGCTGTTACGGGTAGGCAGGAACAGCATGTCCACGTCACGGTCGTGATACCTGACGACCTCAATCAACTCTAGGCCGGTAGATGAGGCTTTGATGATTGACTCTGCGTGCGGGTACATGGCGACGAGTTCGTCACGGTTCTTGTAGAACGAGAAGAACCCGGCCTTGCAGTTCCCCCAACGGTCAAACACGGGGTATGCGCCGATGGAGTCCATGAACGTGATGCGCGGCATGCGCCCATCGCCGTCAATCTCGATCATCGCCGGTACGAAACCGTACGTGAAGTAGCGGTCCGTTGCGGTGTACATTTGCCGCTGCAGGTCGGAGAAGTCGATGTAGCCGTTCACGATCCTGGTGCGCTTCTCAGCGAACCTGCGGCCAGAATCCGTGATCATCTTCGCGCTGGCGCAGTTGAACGCAGGCAGCGGTGCCAGAACCTCAGCGAGGTCACGGGCAGCGACATCGACCATGTTCGCCACGATGCCCTGATCGAACGGGCCGTCAGGGAACAGGTCAGGGTACACGTCCCTCATGCGCCCCTGGCGCACAGCGAGAACCTGGTTCATTCGCCCGTCGCGTTCCGCGAACTGTGCACGGATACGCTTGTAGTGGTCGCTTACCTGCCGGAGCCTGGGTCCACCACCCTCACCGATGGCGCTCACGTCACCGTAACTGATACTCAAACGTTTCTCCTACGCTCCGATTGGATTCCACGCGCCAGCGGCCTCAGCCTCTAGCAGGCTCACTGTGCGCTGCTGGTCCCTGTCCCACTTAGTCAAGAACGGGTTATTCACATGTGTCCGCGTGTAGTTCGACGCCAACATCACCCGGTCCCTGCAGGCGAGTTCAGCGAACCACAGGGCCATCACGATGTCTGTCTTCTGGTTCTTCGGCGCGTCAGGGTGCCACGTCACCAGTTGCTCCACCAGAGACTTCGCCGCCTCGTTACCGTGTGTCGACGGCAACTCGATCAACTGCCTCTTGTCCTCCCACCCAGTGAACAGGGTGGTCATGGAGGCGACACCGAAGTCGGCGTCATGCTTGTTCTGCCCCGTGAAGTGGGGTTTGATCACGGTGCCGCGTGCGGCACAAAAGTCATTAATCTCCCGGTCATGCACCAGGAAGCCCTGGAAGCCGTTACGTTCGATACGCCACTCGATAATCTTGTAGCGTTCCGTCCACGAACGGATCATCTCACGCATAGCCTCAGGCGTGATACCAGGCTTGTTGTACACGTCCAACACATACCTGCGTTGGGTCTGGATGTCCAAACCGATCACCACGGCGGCAGTGTGACCAGACGTTGCCGGGTCAAGACCAGCCACGATGATGAGGCCGTCCATGCCGTTCTCTCGCTGATTCACCATACCCTTAGGTATCGGCCCAGTCATGCGGTTGCCGTTAATGGCGGTACGCACAGCCTCAGGGTTGAACACGGAGTCGTCAGCGACTTGCTGCTGCTGGTACACCATCGCCCACGCGCGAGGGCTCACACGCCTACGCTTCTGTGACAGGCGAGGCCCATCCCACTTCGGAAACAAACCATCAGCATCCGGCTCGACACCGCGAGTACCCGGCTCCGGCTGATTCGACCTAGGCCACAAAGTGACCCAGTTCTCCGGCTGGTCCGCGAAATCCAGCACGGCAGGCATAGACAGGTACGACCACGGTGAGGACTCGTCGGGGTAGCGGTGCGGGTCACGCAGTTCGCTATACAAATCCTTCGACGCGAGCCTCGTCCCCACGATCAGCATAGACCCCTGGGCGCTTACGCGGGAAATAACCTCAGCCTGCAGCCAGTCAATCTGCTTATCGTACTCGTGGGCATTCGTCAAATCAACCGTGTCATCAAGGATGATCAAGTCGGCACGGGCACCATAAATGTGACCACGGATACCCAGGGCCTGAACCGTGGGGTCCTTCTCACCCGAATCACGGGCGTCATCCGACACGTAGATCATCGACTGGTTCCACGCCTCAGAGTTCTTATCGAACCCACCAGACGGGCCATAGTCCGCAATCATCTCATCATAGCGAGGATGCGTCAGGCGGGTCTTGATGGCGTACAGCATCTTCTTCGCCATCTCAGCCGTCTTAGACACCACGATCACCCGAATGTTCGGGTCCATGCAAATCCGGTACACCACATAGTTGATAGTGATAGAAGTCGTCTTGGCGTGTTCCGGTGGCATGTTCACCATCACCAGGTCACGCTCGCCAGGCTCAAACACCATCGACGGGTGCACCCAAGAAGGCTCACGGCCCTCAATCAGATCCACCACATTCCCCATGTGAGGAAACACCTTGGCGTCCAGGTACTTCTCACTGAACTCAGGGAACGGCATCCAAGTGCGCTCTTTGGGCCCAGACAGTTTCTCCAGGGACCTGATCCGCTCCACAGCGGTCAGGAACTCCTTATCGTCCCTACGCCACCTCTCGTAGGTGGAGCGGTTCCTGCCACAAGCCTGAATCGACTGCTCAACGTTAAGTCCACGTTGAAAGTTCCTCAGGAACTCGTTCTTGGCGGCCTCAACAGTCTGGCCGACCTTACGGCCAGCACGGCGAGTCAAATCAGAAAACCTTCCGCTATAGCCAAGGCAGGGTCTGGAAGAGCCTTGGCAGGTAATAGTGGGGGAGGAGGGACGGACCTTTGAGGGGAGTCCCGACGACCCCCCATAGTAGCCACGGCGGCTAGGATAGTGGCTACCGTGGCGCAAGGTGGATGGGAACCTTAGTGGACATCCACCGCCGCGCCCCTCCCCTAGAGGTACGGGGCGCTCTTGGGGCGGGGGTTCGTAGCGCCCGAAGAACCCCCTATATATATATCCTCGTTTTTCTTGACTTTTCGGACACCAAAAATCAAGAATTAACCAAATCGTTATAAAAGAAATATACCAAACTAGGGCAAAATAGGACAAACCTCAACCACAACTACAGGCACACAATGACAATATCACGCATCATCAAAAGCCCCTTATATATATACCAAAAACCCCGGGTCATCGTTAGGGTAGTTGAGCCGTCAACTATCCCATACCCTACCCAACTACTAGGGAATATAGACAATACAGGACCCCATACCCCCCAGGGTATCTCCCATTCCCCACAATTCTAGTAGGAAATACAGGATATAAGGCGTCGGCAGACTAGCCAAGTTATCCACAGGCTGTGGATATCCTGTGGATTGTTGTTCACCTAATCGTTATGAAAGTGTCCGTTTTGTCTGTTGACATGATGGCCGGTGCGTGCTACTCTAGTTGACGTAAGGGTAGACAAGTGAATAGGGATCGTGACCTACTGCGATACATCGAAGACAGGACGCCTGTCGTATCCCTAGGAATCGTCCCGACTAGACTTGACAATACTTGCACAGTGTGGTACGCTTGACAGGCAAGGCAGACAGGAAGACAGACTAGACAGGAAGGGGATAGCATCATGGCGCGCGTCAGTAGCGCGTCACTGTACGGCAGTGGCACTCCCACTGACTTGGCTAGACTGAATTGGAACCGTCCGCCTCGTGCGTATGGTCTCCGGTCTCAGTCCACCATATCCGGCTACTATCCGGCATACGGTGCTAGGCCACGTCGCCGTACGGTGCGCGAGAGGATCGACCCTAGCACTAACTTGGTGGCCCCTGTGGCTACTGTCGATGAGGACTACGTGCCACCTCGCGTGGTGACGCCTAGGCTTGGTGACGGCACTGTCAAGCCTATTAGGATGGGGGAATGGAATTGGTGACAGTAGTACAGGCAGAGCACTACGACGGCACGGAATCGGCACTAATGCTGGACCCTATCGTCCGAGCGTTGGCGGCTGAGGTGCCAGCAGGCTTCGACACTAGTTCATGGTCGTTCACGGTTGGCGCCTTGGATGAGTATAAGCGACGTGGTGGCACGATACCGTGCCATATCGGTGGAGTAGCGGCTGCCATAAGGGCACTGAATGATGCCTAGACTGTTACAGACTGCCGGAGGACGCTAGGGTAGCACCCTAGGCCAATGGACCGCCTAGCACAGTGGCTAGTGCACCATGCACTAGGGGGTGCAAGTCCCCCATAGGTGGCGCATGGTGGCAAGCCTTGCCACTGGCAGAAAGGATAGACGGAATGGATACGTACCTGGTGGATAATTGGGATGCGCTTGGTGATGACACTAAGCGACTGGTGGCAGAAAAGTATCTGGAATATACTGCTGCAGCACGTAAGGCAAGGCTGGAAATTAGTAAGAATCTAGCCTAGGTGCTTGACAGTGACAGTGGTACGTGCTACTGTGACTGTCATGCCACTAGGATAGTGGCAAAGATAGAATAGAAAGGATGGTGGGCAGTGAATCGCACTGACCTAGCACAGTACGTGACCGACATGATGGTCACGGAACTAGAAAAGGGCATAGTGCCGTGGCGCAAGCCGTGGAATGGTAGCGCGTACGTTCCTGTCAGTCTGTCGACTGGCAAGCCGTACCGTGGTATCAACACGTTCATTCTAGCCATGGTATGCCAGTCGCAAGGCTACGAAAGTAACCTATGGACTACCTATAAGCAGGCTAGTGAGCGTGGTGGCAACGTCCGAAAGGGCGAGAAAGCCACGACAGTGGTGTATTGGAAGATACTAGACGTGAAAGATAAGGCCACTGGTGAGGTGAAGAAAGTGCCCATGCTGCGGCACTTTAGTGTGTTTAACCTTGACCAGTGCGATGGACTGGATGCCTACCGTGGCAAGCCTGAGGAGCGTACGGTGGTGGTCGATGACGTGGTGCGGGATATCTGGCAAGGCTATAAGGATGGTCCCACGTTGCACCATGTTCCTGGTGACCGGGCATATTACACGCCTAGCACTGACACCATCACGATGCCACTGGTGGAATCGTTCCATGATGGTGCAGCCTACGCGGAGACTCTATTCCATGAGATGACGCATAGCACTGGACATAAGTCTAGGCTAGGAAGACTGGCAGAGAATGTGAAGACTGCAGCGTTCGGTTCACCGGACTATGCTAAGGAAGAATTGGTGGCAGAATTAGGTGCGGTGATGCTACTGTCGCATGGTGGTATCGCCGTGGATGCACAGAATAGTGCAGCGTATATTGGTGGATGGTTGCGGGCATTAAAGGATGACCGTAACCTAATCATCGGCGCGGCACAACAGGCACAGAAAGCATTCGACAGAATCATCGGAACAGAATGGGAGACAAAGTAATGAACGTGAAAGAAATGGCAAGCATGATTGGTCAGGAATACCTAATGGACGTGCAGGGTTTGACTATCGTTGTGATGGTTGATGATGCGCGTAAGCAATTCGGCAGGGTTGACGTGCTAGTGAAGCCTGTTGGTGGAATTGGTGAGACGTGGGTAGTTGCGGATAGGTTGATGCCATATGAATACTAGGACGACGGCACGGACGTACGTTCGACGCATGTCTAAGTATGTCGATGGTGCGGCACCGTACGAATGGGAGCAAGCGGCACAGTGGTACAACGACGCGCAAGTTGTGGCATATGACGTGGCCGCTAGGTGCAAAGTTACACTAGAAATAGGTGCGTCTATTGTGAGCGCGTTTTCACCTAGGGTGCCGTGGTCGCGTAATATTGTGCTGGCTCTTGCTTTCGCTGACGGTAAGGCTACGCCTGGACTGTCGAATAGTAGGCGCATGGCTGAACGTTCCATGGTGCAAGGCTTCGATGCACTGAAGGGTCCGAAGACTAACGCTTTCGCTCGTGCTATTGCTGGTGATGAGGATGCGGTGGTGGTGGATTCGTGGATGATGAAGGCGGCAGGGTTGCTTGACCGTGACGCGCCTAGTCCGGTGCAGTATCGCCGGATTAGTGATGCGGTGACTGTGCTGGCACGTAGGCATGGTGTATCGCCTCGCACTATGCAGGCTTTGATTTGGATTCGTGTCCGTGGTAAGGCTAACTAGAAAGGATAGAAAGATGGGTACGTGGGCCGATGATTGGGATCACATGACGCGCCAACAGATACCGTGCCACGAATGCGGCGAAACGCTGGCGCGTGACGCTACCGTGTGCGAGGAATGCGGTACGCTAGTGCCACAAGCAGAATGGTTCATGCCAGACAGAATGGAGGAATACTATGAATAACAATGCCCCGAGCGCGTGGGACTTACCGTTACCCGCATGTATCGAATGTGAGGGTGTGTTGGATGATCCGCGTGATGATTTGTGTGTTACGTGTGCGATATTGGAAAGGATGGTGGCTAACAATGAGGTTGACTGACCGTGGCAAGTTTGTGGTGACTGTGTTTGTGTTGCTTGTGTTTATTGGTGTGTGCTATGTTGAGAGTGTCGGGACTTACCCGAACTAACAGAGAGAGGATTAGATAGATGGAAACGACAGATCATGTGTGCTGGATAGATGACACGTTGTGCCCTGAGTGTGGCCTGGTGACGTACGAATATGAGATAACGTACGTCATCAACGGTGTCGAATACCGTGCGGAAGTTGAGGATAGTGATGGTGGCAGGTTCTATGCCCGCGTGGCTGGTGCCGTTGAGGGTGTCACTCGCGCTGGTGGACAGATAACTAAGGCTAGGAGACGATAGTGAGTAGGGCAGAGGAAACATACGTGACACAACTATTGGCACGCACAATGCACCGCGCATGGTGTGCACACAACGGGCACAAGCCTAGACCGTGGCCGTACTCTGACCCTGGTTCGCAAGACTACGCACGCATAGCGGTGCGCTACCTTGGGTATGAGCCTAGTTCGATCAAGGACCTAGAGGATGACCTAGTGGAGGCTGGTGACACGCTGTGATACAGATACGTGTGCATGGTGAGGGCTCACAGCCTGAGTATTACCATTTCGATACTGATGGTGAGGCTATTACGTGGTTGGTCGCTAACACGGGTGGCCGTATCCGTGAGATTAGTGTCGGGGTGGTGGCGGTATGAGGTACGAGGACGTGAATTGGGAGGATGCTGCGTGTCGGGGCACTGACACGGAGGCGTTCTACCCGGTGAATGGACTGCCGATGCACACTGTTGTCCGCATTTGCCAGGGTTGCCCTATTCGTAACGATTGCGCATCGTACGCTATTGAGCATGAGGCTTACGGGTATTGGGCGAACATGGCTGAGATCACAAGGCGCGAGATACGGGTGGGTAGGAGGAAACGTGCGGCCTAAAGTGTCAGAAATCAGAAAGATAACAGCACTACTAGACAGACAGTGGAGCGACGTAGACGAACTAGCAAAGACCGTACTGTCCGAAGCATTCGACATGGCTGGGGAACGTGACCAGTGGGTCGTGATCATGCAGGATGATAGGCTGGGCATGTTCGTGTTCGGCCCGTACGAAACAGAGAACAAGGCACGAAAGGCGATAGGCACAGAGATCGTATCCCCTGGCCCTGACCCTGCCCGTGGTCTTGTCCGACGGATTAGGAGAGCAGCATGATCGAGGCACTATTCATGGTCCCAGCCAACGACATACCGGAGTACAAGGTTCCTGCCGTGTACCGTGAGTATGAGCGTTGCGTGGCCGAACGTGAATCAAACAGCAGGCCAGAAGCGGTGTCACCCAGCGGTAAGTACCGTGGCATGTACCAGTTCGATGACGCACTGGCTGACGGCACCACCTACCACATCCTGGACTGGCTGGGCACATGGCACAGTAGGCCGAGGGAGTACGCTGCCGCACTGCGTGACACGCCCATGAACAAGTGGCCCCGCCAAGTGCAGACGGCTGCGTTTATTGCCGTGTTAGATGGTCACGATAAGGACATTCGGTGGTATGGTAAGGATCATTTTCGTGGAGGGAGATGGTCATGCTGAAAAGATGGAGGACCAAAAAGTCCTTATTTTTCAACGGTTTTTCGACGCACCCGCTACCGTGGATGCAGCACCTAGCCGCTGTAGATAACCGTGCAGACTACCGTGGTGTCCCCACGTACGTGTGCCCCTGCGGGTACGACATGTTCCTCATCGCCACCAGGTTCGATGAGACACAGATGCCAGCGTGGTACCTGCTGGATGGTGTGTGCGCATCGTGCGGTGCACTCGTCACCGTCCCGTGCCCTGCGGATGGTGATGACCCTCTGGAGGTGAACGATGATCTGTCGCTCATGTAAGACAGCGAACCTGATCAACGAGCGTGGCATGGCACACGTCGAGAAGAACGAGATGCGTTCCGCACAGACAGCGTTCACGCAGGCAGAGTTCATGCACGAGGAGTGCCTTGGTAAGTGCGACTGTGGTCACAAGATTGGGGATGGGAAGTGAAGATCCGTATTACTGGTTTCGCTATGGCAACAGCGGATGTGCGCACGTTGGGTGACCTGCGTGAGTTTGTTCGATGGCTGGACAAACACGACGTGTCTGACCACCGTGAGGTGGAGGCCGGTGAAGTGATGTACGTGTCGCTGCAGGACACGACCGACGGTGACACTGCAAAGTTCATTGAGTGCGGTGACCACATCCCACCGAACAAGGCGTTTGACGTGGTGATGAACACGCACAAGCACGCTAATGATTACCCGGCGAACTATGAGGAAGCGTTGGAGGAAGCGTTGGAGGACGCGCTGCCAGTTGATATTCCACAGTTTGATTGGGTTACTCGTGACAGGTACAACGACCCTGGCAGGCCGGAGTGAAGCAGTTCTATGGCAAGTGGAAGTTCTCTAAGAAGCGTAACGCCTGGGTGTGGAAGTGGAAGAAGCGGAAGGTGAAGAAGCGTGAGGATTGACCCTATCGTGATGCTTGCCGGGATCGGTGTGGCTGCATCGATCCTGTCCATACTGATCCTGCTGATGCTATGAACGACGACGACTACGCATACGTCGCGGCACAAGCGGAGGCTGAAGGTCGTAGGCGAGGATGGAACGAGGCGCTGGACGCCGCACGGAAAGCGGTCGAAGCCGCCAGTGTCCGCAATGACACCTCCTACGCCATGAGAATGCAGGTTCTCGCCGCTATTGACGCACTGCGAGGTGAACAATGAGAGTCGGCTTCGTAGCAGAAGACATGCTGCTAGACCAAGGCATACTCCGACCCAGTGGCTGCTCCTACTACCGTTGCCTACTGCCACGCAACACGCTACGCAACGTAGACACAGCCTTCGGGCCACCAGCCTTCGCCACAGAACACGGCTTCGGTGTCCGCTTGAACAGGCAGCAGGCCAGGTTCGGGTTCGACGTGATCGTGATGAAGATGCTGATGCACAGGTGGGTACCGGCACAGATCAAGCAGGCGCAAGACCTAGGGCAGATCGTGGTCGTGGACGTAGACGACTACTACCCTGGACTGCACCAGGCGAACCTCGCGTACGAGATCACTGACCCTGAGAAGAACAAGGTCGCCAACCGTGACCACTACCAGGCTGTCATCATGGCTGCCGACTGGGTGACAGTGACGACACCGTTCCTGCAGGAATACTATTCGCAGTTCCGTGACAACGTGGTGATGATACGTAACGGCATCAACCCCGAGCAGTTCGTGAAGCATGAGGTGAAGAACCGTAAGCCCGTGCTTGGGTGGGCGGGTGCGTTGAAGTGGCGGTCGAACGATTTAGATGGGCTAAACGAGTGGCTTCCCGACTTCCTCACCGAGCATGACCTAATGTTCTACCACGCAGGCCATATGCCTGACGCTCCAGAGTTCCAGAAGGAGGTAGGTGTGCCTGAAGGTCGCATGATCAAGTCACGCATGATGCCACTGCACCGCTACCACGAGATGCTGACGTTTGATATTGGCTGCGTGTTCCTGTCGGAGATTGACTTCAACCGTGCCAAGTCCACCATCAAGGGGCTGGAGTATGCCGCGTCGAACATCCCGTTCGTGGCACAAGCACTACCCGAGTACGAGTTGTTAGCGGAGCAGGGCGTCGGTCGTGTGGCACGTACCGCAGACGACTGGGTTCGCCACTTGACTGAACTGCTTGACTACAAGACACGGAAACGTGAAGCGGCAATACAACGTAACCTTGTGGTCAAGGAACACAGCATCAACGCCCGTGCCCACGAGTGGGCTGACTTCTTCGGACAGTTCGCCAGTCACAGGTCACACACCCGCACGATCACGGGAATATACAAGTCGCTCTAGCCGTACAGTCTCGTGGTTTTCTCAACAAACTCGTCCACCCTGCGGGAGAACACGGGCAGCAGGCTGCGATAATGGTCCCACGCGAGGTGCACTTCACGCCTAGCCTCGTCTAGTTCTTCCATGTCCCACGCCACACCGAACGGTATCCAGTTGTGTTCAATGATCTGCTGCCTCGTCATAACCGGATGCTGACCCTGTATCAGGACGGGTGTTCCACACAGCGTAGCCTCCAGGTTCATGGCAGTGAACGGGTCGAACGAGATGAGGTACTGCACGGTGGACAGGAGTTCCGCAACCTCAGCCCTGGTCGTGTAGTTGCCACGGTTGATCTCGACACTGCCAGTGGGCAACACGCTAGGATCAAGGACACCTTTGCCCACCCAGTAGGCGGTTCCGCTCCTGCTTTTACTGGACGGACGGAACAGGTCAAGTTCAATAATGTTCACGGTGAGAAGTTTGTCCTCACCCATGTTCTTCTCCCACGCCCACGTCGGATCCCTGGGTAGCGGCTGGCTTGGTGTGTTCAACAGCCACCGTGTCACCTTGTCGTGGTTGCCTGGGTTGTTGCCCGTGATCTCAGGGTACACGGCCACAGCGTCAGGGTCGTGCCGCTCGTACGCCATCCACGCTTCCACGTCACGCACCAGCAGTTCGTCACGCAACACATGCAGGGCACGGTTACCACCATGCATGTGGTAGTAGTTGTTTATCCATATCTCGAACCTAGACATTACGTTCCGGTATTCCCCGCTGCTCCACCGCTATCAGGTGACCCTTGTGGTGTGCCTGCACGTCCTTACGCACCCACGTCATGCCGTACGGTAACTGTTCCGCAAGGTACTGGAATGCTGGGTCGTCACTCATGCCACGCACGTTGATGTGACCCCACGGTATGTCCCAACATGCGGGTGCATTCACCCACAGCATCCCAGCCGTGGTCCAGTGTTCCTGCAGGCGGGGGTCACCGTTCACGAACTTGCCGTTCAAGTTGTACTGCGGAACATGCACACCGACCAGGGCACGGTCCACTTCCATCATCGCTTCAATGATCTCTGGGGTGAGGAGGATGTCGGAGTCCACGTACAGTACAGCGTCCACGCCTTCTTGCCGCTGCGCATACTCACGGACCAGGTTGCGTCCTGTCTCTATGCGGATGAGCCTGTTGCCTGCGTTGACTTGCTTCTCCCCGTCGTTGATCATGTACGTCCAGTACGTGCCGCCGATTTCGTGAAGTCCACGGATCACACGGTCGAACTTCTCCAAGTTGAACATGCGATCCACCTCGAACGCCGCCATAAACATGGCGTTCGGGAACCGTTCACGCACCCGATGTGACTGCTCCAGCCACGACATGTCCTCATGCTTGTCGCACTTCCACCCCACCAGCGGGGTGCCGATGACAAACTTCCTGTCATAGTCAACCTTCTTGAACATGCCTGCTCCCGTACAGTTTCTCGTCTTCAGCAACCAGGGCACCCAGTTCGGGGTCCGACAGTAGGTGACCGTTCGGGTTCAAGTGCCGGAAGTTGTCGTACACAAACTTCCCAAACTTACCCATCTCGATGGCGCGGTTGAATAGTTCCGTGTCACCGTAGTACCAGCGGTACCGCTCGTCCAACCTGAGCCCGTACTGCAGGTCCATGATCCACGCTGCCCCGCCACCGTTGCCACTGTTGTGCATGTCAGCGATAGCCAGGTTATTCCCTACCAGGTAGGTGTGGAATGCTCGAATGAAATCGTTATCGAACTCTAGGTCGTCGTTCAACACGGCCACGTACTCTGCACCGTGACGCTGCGCATAGTTGATGCCCACATTCCACCAGCGGTAAATGTTCCTGGGTCCGAAGTCCTCGACGTGATGCACACCAGGATATGTTCCATATCCACGGTGGTTGTTGACGAATACTGTCCTGTCGTAGAAGTCCACGAGCCCCATCAGTAGGCGTGGCAAGTACTGTTCCCGCTCGCCCACGGGAACCACGACCCATGTTGTGTCTAGCGTGACCACGGCGGTTCGCCACCTAGACGCTCAACCATTTTCTCCATGATTCTGTCGTCACGTCTACGGATCGTCCGCTCAGTGACCTCCCACTGCACACTCATCACATCCACAGGCAGGCCACCATCCTTGTACATGTCGGACAGGAAATGCTGGTCACGTTTCGGCAGGTAGAAGTACGCTGATCGGATGTCAGCGATCATCGCCAGCCTGTTGTTACCTTCAGCGGGACGTGACGGTCCACGCAACTCTGACGACGGAGAGTTCGATCCACCAGTCCAGTCGTCCTCATCGAAAATGTCGGGCAGTAGTTCGCGAATCATCTGCGGGGTGTAGTAGAACACGTCACCCGGCTGTAGCCCTGACCGCTTGCGTCGCTCCTTGGCGATGATTGTGAGGCAGCGTTGCCTGCAGGCGTTGCGTAGTTTGTTCTGCCCGTGCCTGCCTTGCCCGTGCCACAGCACAACCTTGTCCACGTTCTGCACGAGCCACATGTTCGCCTCAGCAATGAGATCTTCGGGTGCAACCAACCCTCGCCCTGACCTGTTCGCTGACATGGCACCCTGCTTGGCGATCTTCAGGTCGTTGGCGGTGATGCTGTCGCCTTCGTCTACCACGAGTACACAGTCCCTTCCACGACGAAGGACTTCTTCTCAACGGGCACCGGCTGCGGGTGCACCTTGTTCCCGTCGATGTACAGAATACCGAAACCCATTTGCCAGTTGTGTGTCTTCGCATACTTGGCACGACGCATGTCCATCAGGTTGCCAACTTCGAACCCCCACAGGGTGCGGGTCACTTGGCCGTTGACGGACGTGGTGAATGGCTGCAATCCTAGACGGTGGGTGTGACCACACACCACCGACAACCCAACCTTCTTCACTAGACCGGCAGCGGTCTGACCGGCGATCTGACTGACACCGGCTTCGTCACCGTGCATAGCCACCCAGCCGGGTGCAACAGGGAATGCTTCCTCATGGAACGTGATGCCCAGTTCGGGTAGCCGCAGGAAGTTAGGCAACTCCACCTCAGGCAAACCAAGCAAGCCGGGTAGGCGTCGCATCACCTGGTTGTACAACCTATCCGTGTGGTTGGATCGGATCATGTGCTGCACCTGCAGGTCCTTCAACACTTGCACGGTGGCGTCACGGTCCTTGCCGATAGAACGCTCGTATTCTAAAGGTGTCCCTTGTGACCAGCGGGAGATGGTTTGGAAGTCCATCTCGTCACCGATAGTCAACACAATATCGTCCTTGCCCTTTGTGTCCTCAATGCACTGGGCCAAGGCGTCAACAGCACGGCGGTCATGGAACGGCACCTGTAAGTCTGAAACTACCCATACTCGTTTCATATTTTTTCCTCCAGTGTCCGCTTCCAGCGTGACAGTTGAATATCCATGAACGTCAGATAGTTCACGGAGTCAGCGATCTCATCCCTGAGTTCTTCAATCAGGCGGTGCAGGCTCATGTCCTCGAACGTCTGCTTAGACCCACGGGAATACTCACGGTTCCCGGTACCCATGATGCGCAACCGTGCATAGTTTGTGAACCTGCGCTGCGCCTCAGCCAGTTCCTCTGTGGTTACACCGTACCCTGGATGTTTTGGCGGGGCAATGGGTATACGGACAGGGTTATCTTCCCGGTCGTCCTGTTGTGGCTCTCGATAACCAAGCCAATGTCTCTCAGAGTTTGCAAAAGCCTCTCCCAGTCCTGCGGTGGAATCATCCACGACCAGCCCCCAGAATGTCGTTAGCCTTGTCGGCCATGCGGCGACGCCACTTACGTTCGTCAATCTGCGCGGTCACATACATGACCACCCCGGCCAGAACCCATCCCGCAATCATCGACCCCAGGATGAGGACACCGAACGCTGCCACCTCTTCGCTCACAACCCTAACCTCTTCCTGATACCGTCTGGCCCCTCAGCCAGATACACTTCGTTAGCGTCCATACCGTCAGGCATGGGCACCACGACAGCCACGTCGATTGCCTGCATGATCTTCTTACCCATGTCCCTTCCCGCCTGGTCGCCGTCTGTTAGGACGAATACTTTCCGGTAGTCCGCGAACGCACGGGCATACCAGTTCTTCCAACCGTTCGCACCAGGCATACCCACGGCAGGTATGCCAACCATTGTGTTAACGATGATCGTGTCAATCTCACCTTCACAAACACACATGATATCTGAGTCTTCTTGGAAGGCAAGCACATTGTAGATGTGTTGCTGTGACCCGGCGCGGGACAAATACTTGGGGGAGTCGTCGGGGTGGATGGATCGAAAACGTATATCGACTGGACCCGTAGGGGTGAGATAGGGGATAGCCAAGCGTCCCCGCATTTCGTCATCACCGATCATCGGTTCTTTTACGTAGCCGAGGTGGTGTATACGTGCGGCTTCCCCGTCGATTCCGCGACCCAGCAGATACTCTGCGATATCCCCTACTTGACTGTAGTACGCCCGCTCCGCTTCCCCCAGTAATCTCCTCGCATCTGCCGACAGCATCCTTGTAACCTATCCCTTCATAGTGCCGAACTACGTATATGGCGTCACCTTTAAAGTCGCACGCGAGACACTTCACCATGCCAGCGTCCTCGCTGACACGGCAGGATGCGTGGTGGTCTTCGTGAACGTGGCATTTGACTGACTGCCACACACCACGGGGTGACGGTAGGTTCCAGCCGTAGTGTTCTAGCACGGGCCAGATGTCAAATCGTGGGGGCATTTCGCATGTTCTTCAACGTCTGCATTTGACCCCACCGTGTGCCCTGGTCGTAGGCTTCATCAATGGCGTCGTGGATGTGGTACCCGATGATTGTGGATGCGAGCCAGTGCCGGAACTGTAGCCACCTGAAAGCGATCATGGTTTAATCAACCTTTCTAAGGACACGTATCTTGTTCCCTGAAACTGGCTTACCTCGCCAGCATTCCAAGCCTCATCATGGGGTAAGTATCCTAAAAGTTCAACGGACCGTAACTCCGGCTCGATGGCTCTTGCCGCCCACAGCACAAGGTTACGGCCAAGATCACGTTCACGAACAGCGACACTGTTCCTAGTCCTTACCCTTCTAACCTCAATGTTAAGTCCAACGTCAGAAACTTTTTTATACTTGTCGTGGCTTTCTTTCGGCCAAACATGACCAGACCAATACTGGTTCGTGTACTTTGCTACGGCCAGTTCGCAGGCAGCGGCAGCGACTTGTGCCGTTCTATCATCCTGCATTCTGCTCTTGTCGTAGTGGTCGGCGTCTTGCTTTTCCCAGTTTGCGACGTACCTACCGATTCCAACAACATTGACATGCTCATATTCCCAGGGTTCTAGGTCTATGATCATGCCAGTCCATTCCAGCGTAGCAGGTTCAGTAGGGTTTCTTGCGTCATCATCACCACACCACCGGAAGCATTCTTACCAGGTGACTTGCGAACCACGACACCGTAGCATGGCGTGTCGTACTTCTCCTGGTAGTTGTCTGCCTCCACGTCCGCTTCAGCCAGCCACTCAGGCACCTTGTTTGCTCGCACGTTCTTCGCCTCGACCACGATCACATGGTTGTTGCGTAGTTCGATGGCAACGTCACCGATGTCTTTCGTCCCTGCCCGTGGAAGTCGTCGTGCTTTCAGGCCGTTGTCGTTGTAGTAGTCCTCTAGGTCTATCTCCCAACGTGACCCTTTGCGTTTGTTCGCTGACGACATCAGTCCATGTCCTTCAGGGTCATCGTCGTCGGGAAGTAATCCATCCACACGGCAGTCTTACCGGTAGCGTCAGCGGGACCGTAACGGTTCTTCACAGCGGCGGCAGCCATCAACCCAGGCTGGTCAGACGAGAGAGTCACAATCAGGCTAGGCACTTGGGCGATCTTTCCGTGCAACGCTGCACGCGGAGGACAAGGGTAGCCCTCGTAGCCTTCGCTCGTGTGGTGCAGGATCAGGAACGCGGCGGACGTGTCACGAGCCCACCACTTCACCTCACGCATCAGCGACCGCAGTGAAGAGAACTCGTCACCCGACTCGTGCGTCACATCCACCGCGTTATCAACGACCACGAGTTCAGGGTTGGCACCCATCACCTCACGGTACACGTTGATCTCGTCCTCCAAATCAGCCAACGTGGGGGACGCATCAAACATCCAACGAATGTGGCCAATGTTGTCTTTTAAAATCAAACTAGCCCACTGTGGGTCGTTCGCCATCTTCTCCTCCGCCTCAGCCTGGGGCAGGTTCAACACCATAGCCAGGGAGCGGATAGCCATAGTGGACTCGTGAGAGTCGGCACTGGCATACAAGGTGGGTACCTGTGACCTGACCGCTATCGCTAACGCAGCGGTGGACTTCCCGGCACCGGGTGGGCCAGCGATCATGCTGACCTCACCCCGGCGCACGGAAATGTTGGCGTCACTCCAAGACTTGAATGGCATTGGGATGACCATTGCCTTCTTGTCGATGGACCTTACGGCCCGGTCAAGTGACCTCACTTAGTCCTCTTCTTCCTCTTCGTCTTCTTCGTTCAGTTCCGACGAAACAGAGGTGACTGTCCCGAAAGCGGAAACCTTGTCAGCGAGTTTCTTGATATCAATCCGCTCACTGGACACGATGGTCACCTTGCTGATGTAGATCTCGTCCTCTTCCATACTTCACCCCCTAAACGGGAAAGTTGTTCCATTCCGCTGTGCCACGGCGCAGGAACTCTGGGCTGCACTGGTCCGGTGTCCCCTTCGGAGTCGGACACATCCAACCCTTCCATGGACCCTTAGCGTTACTGCCGCTACGGGGAACCATGTCACCATGCACGCACTGCTTGACCGCTGCCGACGTGAACGAAGCGGGGGGCGCATCATTCTGCGGCACAGGAGTAGCGGTAGCCCGTGCAGTAGCCACGGTGTGAGAAGCACCCAACTTCGACTGGACACTGTGAATAGCGGTAATCCCGCTCTCCTCCAACTCAGCGAGGAGGTCAACGAACTCAACCATCGAGTTCGCGTACACGTTAAACAGGTCATTACCAATCTTGAAATTGGCTTGGACCTTCGTACCTTCAGGTGATGCTGCCATCAGTTCGTTCCTTCCACTAGATCATCCTCAAAATCGGGACGGTACTTTTCGTTACCGTAAGCATAGCAGTGCTGCAGCACCCCACACGTAGCACACAAGTTCGACATGTTCGGAACAAAGATCCGTGCATCAATGGCACGTTTCACGTCCCGTAGCCAACGCTCAATCATCTTCTCGGGGTACTCGCGCAGGTCATGCACAGTGTCCAATGTCCCACTGCGTGCCATCCAGTAGGCACCGTACGTGGGTGCCTCACCGAACTGCTCCAGCAACGCTGTCCTGTACACGGCCAGTTGCAGACCAGACTTAGGTGGCTGCCCGGTCTTCAAGTCCACGATCATGGTGCGACCGGAAACTTTGTCCACGAACACACGGTCGATGACGGACTTCATCAGCACGTCACCAGGCAACCGGACAGTGACCCCGATCTCGATGGCTGGTACGCCTTGTTCGGTGTGCCAGATCTCCAGGTTCGGGTTGGTCTTGCGCCAGTTGTACCAGGCGTGAACCATGCTTGGACCTTCAGCCATCCACCACGATTCGTCTTCCTTGTACGGGTACTTCTTGCTTGCCCGTCCACCGGCACGCCACTTCTTGCCTTCGTTGTCGGCTTTCGCTTTGGCGAGTGAGGCACGGAATGCTTCCATGCCAGCCTCGTAGGCTACGTCACTCACTTGCCCTCCAACAGTGCATGGTCAATGGCGTCAGCAGCAGAATGCACTGCCGTACCACCAGCGAAGTACCAGGCTGGGTCTTCTTCCAGTTTCAGGATACGGGTCAAGCGGTACTTTTCCCCACACTGGAGCCAGGTGGTGAGTTGACTGTACGAAATGTACGGTTCGTTGTTTTCTTCCATGCCGGGAGTATGGGCGTGTCGGGGTGCGTTGTCAAGGGTGTGTCTGGTAGTGTGCGTGTCGCGCGAGAGCGTGG